CGCCGGCCGCCTCCTGCGCCTTCCGGGCCTCATCCAGCTCCCGCGCCAGCGCTTCCAGCGCCTCCGCAAGCGCGGGGTGCCTGGACGCCAGCTCCTCTGCCGTCAGGTTCTCCGGATCCTCCACACTCGCCTCGACCAGCTTCCAGAGAGCCGGCCGGGCTTTGATGTCCTCCATCGTCAGATTCATCTTTACCTCCCGGTATGAGGTCCACCACGGATCCACCGCGGCGGACTCGAAGAGCCGGCCGCCAGCGGCCGGCTGCACCACGATGTCCACGCTGTTTCCGGGGTCGGCGACGAGCGCCTCCACCTCCCGGATCAGCTGCCCGTTCTCGCGGACCACGCGGGGTTTGGCGGCCAGATCGATGGACACACCGATCAGCTCGCCCGCCTCGCGCGCCGAGCGCAGCACGGGCAGGTAGTGCTCGAACACGTGCAGGTCTCCCCGCACGGCGCCGTCCGCGTAGCGCACATTGCGCCATGTGCCTGCCAGGTTGCGCGGGTCGCTCCGCCCGGTCAGGTCTCCCGAGCGGTAGTGGCCGCTTCTGGCCGGCAGGCCCTCCATGATGTGGCAGTCGCGCGCCAGCACCTCCTCGCGGTAGCGGTTCCGGTTCCGGCTCAGGCCCGCGCGGATCAGCACCGCACCGGGCACGATGCGCTGCTCTTCGTCGAATGCGGCGGCCTCGATCGCCGCCGACTCCCGGATCGTCACAATCTCCGTCACTGCTCATCCTCCATCGCCGGGAGCTCAGGCGGCCGCCATGCCGCATAGACGGCCGCCTGGTCCCGCCTGCGCTCCCCGGCGATCAAATCGTCCAGATCGTCCGGCACCGGCACGCCGGCGGCGTTGTGCACCAGCTGCCGGGCCGTCTCCCGCGACATCAGCTCTCCCGCCATCGCCAGCTGCGCCGCCTGCACCATGCGCAGCGTCGCGTCCGCGGTGCGGGTGTTGTCACTCCGCGACAGATCGGGCGCGGCGATGTCCACGGCCTCGATCTCATCTGGCGCCGCCCGCACCATGCCCGCTGCGGCCAGAAGATACCCCTGGATCTGCAGCAGCGGCCGGACCACGCCGTCAAACCACTGCGTCTGTAGCACCTCCAGGTCCCGGATCACCGGCTCGGAGGCGCTGTCCGCGGTGGTGCGGTTCACGTCATCAGCCGCCCCCACCCAGTGCTCCGGGAACCCGGCGCCAAGCGCGATGTATTTCAGCACCGCCAGGTAGTCGCTGCGGGCATCGCTTGCGTGCATCGAGGGCACCACGGCCTCCCAGCTCTCGCTTTCGTTGACCACCTGCACGCTGCCCGGGCGCGGAGGGCTCTGGCCGATCTCCATGGCGCGCCGCGCCACGTCCGCCTCGCTGCCGCTGACGCGCACCTGCCAGATGAATGCCTTGGTCAGACTGTTCAGCATCATGCGGTCGTTCAGAAACTGCTCGGCCCGGTGGATCCAGTAAAACATCGTTTCCAGCACGCTGCGCCCGCGCCCCACCATACCGGCCTGGAGCGGGAAGTACAGCAGCCAGCGCGCCTCCTGGTGCGGCATATCCCCGCGGCGCAGGGCCTCGACAACGGGCGGCGAGTTCAGGATCATCCACACCCGGTCACCCTCTGGCCGGGACTCAGTCACGCTGATGGCGATCCTTGCGTTCTCCGGGTCGGTCTCCACCGCGCTGATCTGCGTAGGGTGGAGGTATCCGATCCGCATCCGCCCCGTCTGGGGCGCGATAAAGGCCGGCAGGAACAGCTCCCCAAGGGCCAGCCACTCCCGGCACAGCCGCACGTAGTCGCGCTCCAGCCCGTTCACCGGATCACGCCAGAACGCCGCCAGCTCCTCGTGCAGCTCCTGATTCGGGCTCGAGAACTGCAGCACGCTGCCGCAGATGTGGGCCGCCATAGTCCGGATGATCTTCACCGCCAGCGGGCTCGTGCCGGTGAAGTGCATGGCCAGACGGAGCATCAGGCTGTGCTCGGCCGGATCCAGTGTGGGCTGACCTGAGAGGCTCGAGATGCGCTTCCAGCCGCGCTCCTCCTCGAGCAGATCCTGGATGCCGTCCCACTGCCCTTCCAGGGCGCGCGCATACAGGCGCTCCACGCGATCCACCGGCGCGCCCTCAGGCTCCACGGCGCGCGCCGGCCACGGCCATCTCAGGATGTCCCTCAGTGCCATTCGTCTTTGTCCGTTGCGGCGTACCAGCCGCGCTCCTCCACGGTTGCGGATGCCGGCGGGCGCAGTCTGGCAAGCGCGGCCCAGGCCGTGCTCACCGCGTCCACCTGGTCATCGTGCTGCCCTTGCGGAAACGCCACCAGCTCCGCGATAAACTCCTGGTTCCAGGATGCGCGCACGAGATGGATCGGCCTGCCGCTCCAGGCAAGCGCCCGGGCCACCTTGTCCCTGTCTGCCTCAATACCGCGGATGGCCATGGCGTTGAAGCGCGGGTCGGCGCGCAGCTGCTGCACCGCGGCCAGCTGGAAACCGGCCCGCTCAATGGCCCAGACGGTTCCGGGCTCGAGCTGCGCCAGAGCCGCCATGTCCCGCACCGTCTCCGGCCAGGACTGGCGGCGCCGGTAGACGTCCAGCACCCACAGCCGGTTCTCCCCGTCGATGCCGCACAGGGCCCCGACGGTCCAGTCGGCCGTAGTCCGGCTGGATGCCGCAAGGTCCCAGCCCCGGGCCAGGCGCAGATGCGCCGGGGCGCGGTCCTCGATGCGGACATCTGCCAGGCGGAAGACGCTGCCCTCGGGCGGGGCGGGCCGCCCCTGATACAGCGCCTCCCAGTCTCGCGGGCCGACGTTTGCCCTGATCCGCTCCAGCTCTTCCAGTGGATAACGCTCCGGCCAGAGCGGGCGGCCATTCCCATCGATGGCGGGCATGTGGACGATCGTCCACTCATCCGCCCGGGCGTCCGTGCCCTGTGCCGCAAGCAGCCGCCCGCTCAGGTCGTCCTCGTGCCATCGCGTCTGGATCAAAACGATTGCTCCGTTCTCCTCCAGCCGGGTATACGCGGTGCTTGTGTACCAGTCCCACACGGCCTGCCGTATCGTCTGGCTGTCAGCCTCCTCCCTGTTCTTCAGGGGGTCATCGATAATCAGCAGGTTCGCCCCGTGCCCGGTCAAAGGCCCGCCCACGCCGGCGGCCTTCAGTCCTCCTCTGCGTCCGGCGATATCCCATGAATCCACGGCCCGGCTGTCCGGGCACAGCCCGATTCCCGGGAAGACGCACCGGAACTGCGGCCCCTCGATGGTCGCTCGCACGAACCGGGAGAAGCGCTGCGCCAGGTCCGCCCCGTAGGCGGCCAGCACCACGCGCCGGTCCGGGTTGCGGCCCAGGTACCAGGCCGGAAAACGGATGCTCGCCAGCTCGCTCTTTCCGTGGCGCGGCGGCATCCAGACCATCAGGCGGCGGATCTCCCCGCGCTCCACGGCCTCGAGCGCCTCGGCCAGGCGCGCCAGATGCGGCGCGGGCCGGTAGCCCGGCAGTGTCACACAGGCAAACGGGATCAGTCTTTCGCGGGCGAGGGCGAGCACCGCCCGCCGTGCGTCATTGAGCTTGCGCTCCGGGCTCCGCTTCGCGCTGCTCCAGCCAGCGCGCCACCGCGATGATGCTGCCGGTGTCGATGGCATGTGCTATCTCAACCGGGCCGCCCTCCGGCCCGGAAACCTCGACGCGCTGCCGGCCCAGGTTGCCCCATACCTCGGGCCGTTTCGCCTGCAGCCAGCGCAGCGGGTCGCGCTCGTAGACCGCCTGCTCGGCATTTTTCACTGCCCAGGCGTCGGCCTCATGGACCCGGGCGCGAAAGTCTGCGTATCTCTCCATCCACCGGCGCAGGGTGCTCTCGGCGACACCGGCTGCACCGGCCGCCTCCTCGCGCGAGGACCCGCGCCGGATGTCCGCGATGATGCGGTCGGCGATCTCCTGGTTGTATTTCGTCGGGCGTCCGCGTGGCATGTCCGTCCGTTTCAATCCTCACCGGCCTGGTGGCCGGCCAGAGCGTGAAAAAGGGCCCACCGGCCAGGCGGGCCCTCAGAGAAAGGGAAAGGAGGCTGTGTTTGTCCGCTCTGCTTGCTGCCTATATATGTACTCGCTGCAAAAATGTCTGACAACCTTACCGTTCTGCGAGCAGCAGCAGAATTTCCCAGAGATTTTCCGTCGGCAGGACCGCCAGACGCTGGCGGCGCAGGTCAGCGGTCAGGGTCAGCAGAAAGTTCACATAGTCGCCCGCGTCCGCGTCCCAGGACCCGGACGTCATGCCGTCTAACGCCGCGGCGAATTGGAAT